CTGTACCCTATCCGCTCTGGATCAAAAGTAACAACAAGAGGCTTTGGCTTCTAAAGATAAAGGAAAAATAATGATTAGTACAGTTCTTTTTAAAGTAGCTGGAAAAGCTACTGTTAAAAAAATGTCAAAGAAACAAGGTCAGGCCTTGGCACGTAAGGGTTTAAAAGCTAACCCTAAGTCTTTTGCAAAAGCAACTAAATCTATGACCCCTGCGCAAAGAGCCGCTTTAAAGAAAGCCACTGCCGCCTCTGCTAATGCTCGTAGAGGAAGAACAAGATAATGAAATACAAAATTGGAAAGCCACGTAAACTTAATTACAGTAAAGTTTCTAAGAGAAGTGCGGCCCAAAGATCAGCTCTTAGAAAAGCCCAAAAGATTGCTGCTAATAGGCGAAGAAAAAAATAATAAAAATTAAAAAATTGTAAAATTAATAGTATTAAGAATAGTGCTGATAATAACAACACTTATTGCCCATCTGAGGATCGGCAGGAAGGAAACAAAATGGCACGAACCAGAATTAATTCTAAATCAAAAGACTTGATAGACGATAACGGCTCTGTGTTGGTTTCTGTTATTGAGGGTGAACAAATTCATATGAACATCACTCTTAACTGGCTAACTAACTTGAGCGACTACACTATAGTAGCCAAGGTTGTCGAAGCTGATAGCTCCACCCTTGATTACACAAAAAATGAGTTGCCTACTCAAGAACAAACAGGCGGAGAGATTACTACATTAGAACTTATTGATAGTGATCCTACTGATAATAACTTTCAAATTGTTATCCCAGAAAACTTAGTAGATGCGTGGACTACACAACCCTCTCCTGAAAAACCTGCTTATGGTTGGATTGGTCTTGAGGTAAGAGACGCAGGTGTTGGAAAGTATGCCCAAGTATGGAAGCCTATGCGGGGACTCGTAGAAGTTCTGTATAGCCCATCGGAGGCAGTCTAATGTCTTATACTACTACCGTTTCTAATAATAACATTACTATCGCTGTTGCAACAACAGATCATAGTATTTCATTATCTAGAACTGGTGGACAAGGTACTAAGGGTGATTCCGTAGATCGGATTTATTTTGATAGTGATAAAAATCTTTTAGTTGATATTGTAAATGCAGCAGGGGTTCTAGTCGAAACAATTAATGCAGGTTCTATAAAAGAGCGCATTGATCTGATTGATCTCCTTGATGTAGACTACTCATCAATTAATGACGGTGACTTTATTATCTATGAAGCCGCTACTCAAAAATTCACTACTCATACCTTTACCACTACCTCTATCAGTGATATTGACAATACTAATAAAACAGACGGTGCTTTGCTTATTTACAATGGAACAACCAATAAGTACACCGCTACAACAGAAATAGCTAATGCTAATACGTCTATTATCGGAGGATCCTTCTAATGGCAACTAAAATTATTCTTAAAAAGTCGAGTACTATCGGCGCAATCCCCCTCAGTGCAGACCTTGAAATTGGTGAAGTAGCACTGAATCTTGCTGACCGCAAGCTATACACAAAAGACAACTCTAATAATGTCATCCAAGTAGGGCATCCCTATGTTGGCACTGTTGCCCCTACCAGCCCTGCTGAGGGTGATCTTTGGTATGACACTGCTAATGACGCCCTTATGGCCTTTGATGGTACTGCATGGCAGTCTGCTGGTTATCAGAACTTATCAGAGCTTGAAGATGTAACCTTAACAACTATTACTTCTGGTGATCATCTCACCTGGAACGGTAGTGCCTTTGTAAACAGTAACTTTGAATCAGACGTTGAGGGACTCCTTTCCGCTGCTAATACAGGTACTGGCTACGGAGATTTGTCTTACACAGGTGGGGTCTATACCTTTGACCGTGTAACGGCTGCTGATATTCGTTCAGAAGTTTCTGCTGTAGACGCTGGCGGTGATGGTTCTTTCAGCTATGACTCTAACACTGGTGTCTTTACCTACACAGGACCAAGTGCTACTGAAGTACGTGCGCACTTCTCCGGTGGTACAGGGGTAGATATTACTTCTGGCGTGGTCTCAATTGGACAACCAGTAGCAACTACAGATACAGTAACGTTTGCAGAAGTACAGTCTTCTGTATTAACCCATACTGGTGGAACAATTACTATTGATCCTACAGATGATGGCGCTAATACTGGTACTGTTGTTATTGCGGGTAACTTGACTGTTAACGGCACAACTACTACAGTTAACTCAAATGAAGTTAATATTGGTGACTCAGTTATTGTTCTTAATGCTGATGAAACAGCAGCTCCCTCCCAAGATGGTGGTATTGAGATTGAACGTGGTACTTCCTCAAACGTGTCTTTCGTTTGGGATGAAACCAACGACTACTGGTCACTTGGGGGTGAGGAGCTAGCCAACGTTACTATTGATGGCGGTGCCTACTAAACTATAAATGCCAACCTAGCCTATATAGGCAAGACAGGAGTAAATACTAATGGCATCTTTAATGAAATTAAAAAGGTCGGCTGTTCCGGGAAATGTTCCTAATAACATCCAACTAGAGTTAGGCGAACTAGCTCTTAACACATATGATGGTAAACTTTATACTAAAAAGAGCGTAAGTGGAACAGAAACTGTTATTGAAATTGGTAGCGGAGGAAGCTCAGGCAGTGTCTTCACAAGGCACTCTTTCTCAGCTACTGCTTCTCAAACTGTTTTTGTTTGCCCTCTTGCTCTTACCGAAATACATGTTTTTCTTAATGGCTTATTACTAAACCCAACAGAAGACTATACTTTCAGTGGTTCTGATCTAACGCTTGTTACTGGGGCTCAACTTAATGATGAGATAGAAGTATTTGATTTTTCAGGAGTTGTGCTTAGTGATATTACCTCTACTTATGTAAAAAGTAACTTTACAGCTACAGCAGGTCAGACCTCCTTTGCCGCTAACTATACGGCAGGAGCTATTGATGTTTGGCTTAACGGCGTTAAGCTTCTCGGTGGTTCTGACTATACTGCTACAAATGGCACTACAATTACTTTTACTAGTTCTCTCGCTCTAAATGACGTTGTAGAGACTATTGCTTGGAATGCTAGCGGGGTTTCTATCTTTGATCTCCCCGATCTAATTGGTGTAACGATTAGTAGTGAATCTAATGGGGATATCCTACAGTACAACTCCACAAGTAGCAAGTGGGAAAATACAAATAAAATTTCAGAGCTATCTGCAGCAATAGAAGATGCTGAAGTTCTTGCTCTAGCAGGTTTATAAGGAAAACAAAATGTCAATTAATATTACAAGTATTGAATCGGCGCTGCAGAGCAAATTAAATGCAGCCACAGGTTCTACAGAATCAAAAGAATTTTTACTACTAACTAAAGCACTTGAGTCTCTTAACTCTGGTGCAGTCTCTGAAGTAGCTACTATTGGAAACCTTCCAACAGCCGCAGATAACACAGGGCGCACCCTTTGGGTTACTGCCGAATCAGGGCTTTATGTGTCTAATGGAACAACTTGGTCTAGCCTTGACCCTCAAGCAATTATTGATGGTGCTCCTGCAGCACTAGATACATTGAATGAACTAGCAGCAGCTTTGGGTGACGATGCTAACTTTGCTTCAACAGTAACCAACAGCATTGCAACTAAAATGCCTTTAGCTGGCGGTACATTCACTGGCGATGTGTCCTTTGGCGACAACGACAAGGCCATCTTCGGCGCTGGGTCTGACCTACAGATTTACCATGATGGGTCTCATAGCTACATTGATGATGCTGCTACAGGTAATCTGCGGTTAAGAGGCGATGGATTAGTTCAAATAATGTCGTATAATGACAATGAAACTATGGCCTATTTTTTAAAAAACGGGGCAGTAGGTCTTTATCACAACAATAGCGAAAAAATAACCACTACAGCCCTAGGCGCAGACGTAACAGGCGAACTAATAGCCGACAGCTACAATGAGACCTACGCAGCGGTCACATCAAGCTCCAACGCTACCACTGTAGACTGCGAGGCTGCTAACTCATTTAGTCACACACTGACAGAGAACACTACGTTCACGTTCAGCAACCCACCTGCAAGTGGTACATCTTACTCGTTCAGCATTGAGATCATCCAAGACGCATCAGCTAGTGGTTTCACAGTCACATGGCCTACCTCAGTAGACTGGCCAGCCGCAACTGCTCCTACGCTTACAGCTACTTCTAGTGCCAAGGACATCTTCGTATTCACTACCCGTGACGGTGGAACTAACTGGTATGGATTCACAGCTGGTCAAGCATTAGCATAAGGAGCAATTATAATGGCTACTAAAAAGAAAATGCTACAGGCTGCGGCTGGTAATGCTGGTGGTAGTGGTGTACTGAACGTAGAAGATGTGTTCAGCACTTATTTGTATGATGGTACGAGTGCTGAACAAACGATAACTAATGGTATTGACCTTGCTGGCGAAGGTGGAATGATCTGGGGAAAGATACGATCTTCTCTTGACCAGCATTGGCTAGTCGATAGCGAAAGGGGCACTGGATCAAACAACAATTATAAATACTTAATGTCCAACTTAACCAATGCTGAATCAGACTTTGCCAGTAGAAGTGTTAGTAGTTTTAATAGCAATGGCTTCACACTGCAAAACGGAACCGACAAACAGTTTAATGAGTCTGGTCAAGACTACGCCTCTTGGACATTCCGCAAAGCCCCTAAGTTCTTCGATGTGGTGACTTATACTGGGACGGGTTCTGCTCAGAACATTAGCCATAGCTTAGGCAGCGTTCCCGGTATGATTTTAACATGTAACACAGGTAGTGACGCCGATTGGGGTGTATATCACAGGCAGCTTAATAACGGTACAGATAGAGGCCACTGGAGAATAAAATTTAACAGCACAGGTGCACAGGTTGATCAAAGTAATTTTTGGAATGATACTGCCCCCACTGATTCAGTTTTTACAGTAGGTACTAATGCTTCAACAAACGCCACTAACAACACATATGTAGCATACTTATTCGCCCACAACGATGGTGACGGTGGGTTCGGTGCTGATAGTGATTTAGATATTATCAAGTGCGGGAGTTATACTGGTAATGGTTCTAGTGATGGCCCTGAGATTGACTTGGGGTTTGAGCCTCAGTGGATGTTGGTAAAAATGTCAAGCGCATCGGGCAATGATTGGATTATTCAAGACACAACGAGAGGCTTTGATAATTCCCCATCTATAAAACAACTATACCCTAACCTTAGTAATGCTGAGAGTAACGTTACAGCATCGCAAATGAATGTTACACCCACGGGCTTTAAAGTAACTGCCACAGGTAGTAATTATAATGCTAGCGGTTACACCTACATCTACATGGCAATTCGCCGTGGTACTAAAGTGCCTGAGAGTGCGACTGAGGTGTTTGATGTAGCGTTGGGAACGGGAACGTACACACATACTACGGGTTTTCCTGTGGATTTAGCAATACAAGCATCTAGAGCAAGTACGATAATCCATCGCCCTTATGACAGGTTGAGGGGTGGCGGGTTTTATCTTGAAACCTCTGATAGTACTGCTGAAGCAAATGGTGGGACTGCTGAGTTTGATAATAATACAGGCTATACAAACTATGGGGCTGCCCTAAATACAGTTGATTTTATGTGGAAGAGAGCCCCCGGCTTCTGCGATGTTGTGGCATACAGCGGGGACGGAGTTGCAGGACGTACTGTAAGCCATAACCTTGGTGTTGCACCTGAAATGATGTGGGTGAAGCGGAGGACAAATAATGGCTCTGGCGATGGAGATGCACAAGGTTGGGCTGTTTGGCATAAAGATTTAGGAGATGCCAATATCCTTTACTTAGAGAGGACAGATGCAGTCCTTAATTATGCTAATGATGCCTACTACCCAAGTTATTCTACCCTTACGGGAAACATCCCTGAGAGCCAGTTTGATTTAGGCAATCTTTCGCAGGGGGTTGGGTGGACTAATTCTGCCTCTGAGACCTACATAGCCTACCTTTTCGCAAGCCTTGATGGTATATCGAAGGTGGGGAGCTATACGGGCAACGGCGGGAGCCAGACTATTGACTGTGGCTTCAGCGCAGGGGCTAGGTTTATTCTTATCAAGAGAACTGATTACTTAGGGGATTGGTGGGTGTTAGACACTGCAAGGGGAATTGTGGCGGGTAACGATGCACTTCTAAATCTCAACACAACTAGCGCAGAGGTAACAAGTGTTGACGTTATTGATCCTAATAGTTCTGGATTTACAGTAGACACTACAAACGGAGACTTTAACAACTCTGGTGCCAACTACATCTTCTACGCAATCGCATAGAGTAATCAAGATAACAATCAACTGACACAGGAGAACATCAATCATGTCGGAATACAGAAACAGAACAACAGGCGAAGTTAAAACACAGGGGGAATGGCGTAAAGCCTTCCCCAACACTTCCCTACCAAAGACTTGGAAAGCAGCCACACTAGAGTCTCTAAACCTAGACGCTGTACTCCTATCACCAAAACCCACTGCAGGAACTTTTGAAAGTGTTCGCCGTAGTGGTGTAGTACAGGATGCCAACGGTAACTGGGTGGAGAACTATGAAGTAGTTCCCATGTTCTCAGACACTACCGATGAGGAAGGTGTTACCACTACAAAGTCAGAACATGAAGCTGCTTATCAAGCTGAACTTGATGAGAGGGCGGCTAGCACTGTAAGAACACAACGTGACAAACTTCTCTCAGAGACTGACTGGATGGCTCTTTCAGATGTAACTATGACGACTGAAATGGAAGCCTATAGACAGGCACTTAGAGATATTACATCACATGAGAACTTCCCTAACTTGTCTGAAGAAGACTGGCCTGTAAAACCTTAAGGAGATTACTATGACTAAAGCAAGAGATCTTGCTGACTTAATATCAGCAGATAGTATTCTTTCGGATGGGGCAATAGAGCCTAATGAAATTACAGGCGTAACAGTAAGTTCTGCTGAGATTAATCGTCTCAGCGGCGTTACTTCTAATGTCCAAGGCCAGCTAGATGTTAAAGGCACAGTCTCTACTTTAAGTGATCTTGGCATTACCGCTACAACAGGAGAGTTAAACAATGTAGCAGGGGTTAACTCATCTGTACAAACACAGCTTGATGCAAAGGCTTCAGCTACTGATCTAAGCACAGCAATCGCTGGTTTAGGCACAGCGTCAGCACTCGATGTTGGCACAGGGGCTAACCAAGTCGTTCAACTCGATGGGTCAGGACAGCTACCAGCACTAAACGCATCTAACCTAACTGGCATTGACGGTGTTTCAGCCGCAGCCTTACTTAAATATGGAGCTTTATAATGGCTGATACATTAGCAGAAATCTATCGTGACACTCTAACTGGGAGTGACTTCAACAGTAGCGGTGAGGCTACAATTGTTACCACTAACTCAAGTACAAGTCATGTAATTAAAGACATTCAAACAATTGATCTAGATCCAGATCTAAAAGTAAAAGGAAAAATGGAAATTAATGGATTTGATATTATTGATCTAACAGCAAACTCTAGCGGTAATGAAATTATTGCTCCAAGCTCTACGGTAAAAGTTAAATCAAGCGTATTTCCATTAACGTATACTGACTTTGAATTACCATTACAAACAAGTGCTGGTAACTATAGCACTAATACTCTTCCGTTTATCGGTGATATTGAGGTCACTAATCTTAGTCCTATTTATGATGCAACAAATTCTGTAAGCCCAATATCGCAAAATGATACTCAACGTATTTTTGCGCCACACCTTGGGCCTAACGATTACACTTTGCTTTGCTGGAATGATCTTAATAGTACCACAGAACTGCGGTTATATCGTGAAAGTGATGGTAATCTTTTAAAAAATGAAGGTACAAGTTATTCACCAAAGTGGTTTGATGGGAAGCAATATGTTTACTATTATGCTAGTACTTTAGGGGCAGGTTTGCATCGTCTTGATTGCTTCACCAATACTGAAACTCTCGTTGTTTCTCAAGACTTTGGAAGCAGAGGCACTTACCCAAAATTATTTGGCGTTCCGGGGAAGTATATATTTTTATGGGCTGAATATACTATTGGCACTAGCTATGTATATGATATTGAAAACGACAGTATAGCCACTTGGATGTCGACTCCTCCAAATACAACATTGGCTCACACAGATAAACCTTATAATGCAGTAATACGCAGTGATGGCACTGTAATTATTATGGTTATTGATGCGCAGGATACTATTAAATGGTGGCCTTGGACTCCCGGAACTATTTTTACCAATTCGCAAACCGCAAACACTTTAACTTTAAGCGGAAACAAAGAGCACTTTAGAGACTACCCTGCGCAACAAGCAACAAAAGGTAGTCGCTTGTACTATGTAAATAACGATAGTGAAAAACTGTCTTACATTGACTTTGAAACAGACTCTCCAACGGTTACAAATATTGGTACAAATACACTATCAGAGGCTTATGGAATGGATTTAACTTTTGTTGAACGCACTCCTAGCACCTCAACAGTTAATGGGCGCAATGGTTACCCTGATCCTTCACTTAAATTACGCATTACTGGCGTGACATCTACATAGGAGAAAAATAATGGCGCTTACTTTACAAACAACGGTTGCTGGTACAGCGACACCAGATAAACAAATAGCAGAGAGAGGTACAGGTTCTGCAACAACGGTACTCTATACTGTACCAACAGGCCGTAAGTTTAAGGGTATGCTAACCACTGCTCGCGAGGTCGATACATCCGGTACTCTTATTGCCTATATAAACGGCAAGCACGTCCAGTATATGCCTAAGTCTGGGCCACTTTATCTTGATCTAGTAGCAGGTGCGGTAGTTACTTGCGGCAGTGCTACTTACGCAACAGGTGTATTCGGAGTAGAATCCGATGCATAGTGTTACAGTAAATGAAGACTTGTCTTCTCATGTTGTATCGGAAGATGGCACTAAAGAGTTTTTCTTACCTACATACAATCCAATTACGTTAGTGCCTTTTGCTACTCAAGCACAGGTAGAAGAGTTTGCTCATACCTTTGCACGTTCACACCCTAATGCTTGGCTGCCTTTTGTTTCGGCGGAGGATCGTGCGCAAGAAGCCCTTAATGAAGTAGCATCTGCTAACCGTGAGACACGCAATCAACTACTCAGTGACAGCGATTGGACGCAGATACCAGACAGTGCATTGACTGACGAAGCAAGGGCTTTGTGGGTTACATACAGGACTGCGCTTCGTGACCTTACGGCACATGATAACTGGCCTAACTTAGAAGACGCCGATTGGCCTACTAAGCCTTAAAAAAAAAAAAACAATAGAGGGCTTTAATGAAATATGTTTTAAAGCTCTCTAAAGAAAACAGAGACGAAAGGAGAAACCACTATGGCGTCTAACGCAAGAAACTTTGCTAGCCTGATCTCTACTGGAAGTATTCTTTCAGATGGAGCAGTAGACCCTGATGAAATTACAGGGGTAACAGTAACTGCTGCTGAGATTAATCGTCTTAGCGGTGTTACTTCTAATGTACAAACTCAAGTAGACTCTAAGGTTAATACTTCCGATGTAGCCCTTAGTACTTGGTCTATAACAGAGTCTAATGGTCATTTATATTTTGGTAATGGCTCTAACAAACTAAAACTCGATACTAACGGTAATCTAGAAGTTACTGGCACACTTGATGCCACAGCTACTATTACTTAACTATACTCTAGCTAATAGTGGAAGGACACGATGATGGCTATTAAAGTAAACGGCACTACGGTTATCGATAACAATCGTAATATAGATAACATTGGCACTTTAAAAGGGCTTACTTACCCTAGCGCCGATGGCACAGCTGGTCAGTTCTTAAAGACCGATGGCTCAGGTAACCTTGCATTCCAGACGGTTCAAACCGACCCTACCCTTGGCACACTCACAAAGTCTTTCACATCTGGTGAGACTGCCAGCATTACCCTTGCTCAAGCTATCAGCCCAGCGCCTGTAGTGTCTGTCACTAAGGAAGTAGCACAGGCAGGTGTTTCTTCTAAGGGTGCTTGGGATGTAAATGCTACAGCGTCTAACTATGAACTGCATAACACTGCGTATGACACTACGTTAACGCCTAGTACGGTACTAGACCTTACAAGTGCAACATATGATAATAACTCAAGAAGCACTGGCGGTTCCTATGGCCCTAGATTTTCTTCCGATGGCTTGAAGCTATTTGTTAATGACCAAGGCGCAAACAATATAAGGCAGTACAATTTAAGCACTGCTTGGCTTTTACCATCATCAGCAACACACACTACGTTTAGCACTGCCTCACAAGTAAATGATGAAAGTGGGTTTTGTTTTTCGGACAATGGTTTGCATTTTTATCTTTGTGACCAAAACGGATCAGGCAGTAATACCTTGCATCAGTATAGCATAACAAGCGGCTATCCTTATGATTTGGTTGGCTATGGTAGTTTTACAAGAACGGCAAACATGACAAGTTTGGGTGAAGCTGCTCCTGCTACAAGACAAATAAGTTCTGTTTTAGTAGAAGATAGTGGCACTAAAATGTATATTTTTAGTGGGTCAGGTTCTTCTGCTTTAATAAGACAATACACTTTAAGCACTGCCTACGATATTAGTTCTGCTACTTATGCAAATAAATCTTTTGATATTTACGCTGATTACGGATCAGGTGGTTATCTTGGTAACTCCTCACTTTCATCAGATGGCAAACAACTTTTAGTAGCTAATGGTGCAGACGATATTGTTATGCACTACACGCTAGGAACAGCTTGGGATATTAGTACTGCTTCTCGCATTGGTACTTATGACCCCGCTGAAGACGCCAACGTGTCAGGTGTACATCTAAAACCCGATAACTCTAAATTTTTTATGTTGGGTGGTTCTAATCAAACCTTTTATAGATACACTCTTGGTTCGGTTAACGCCCTAACCCTAGGCACAGGCTCCTTTGCTTCCACAGACGTAGGTAAGCGCATCCAAGGCAACGGCGGTGACGTAACCCTAACAAGCACTGCGGGTGCGTATGACACTACAGGTGGTTCAGCCTTTACTGATAGCAGCACTATTGCGTCAGGCTCTTGGACTATGCGTGGGCTGAAGTCTGCGGGTGATGCTGATGGGATTGGACTTACTGGTTATGCAAGTACGGTCACATCGTCCACTTCCAACACAGGCGATATAAGCGCAAATGCTGATGGTGGGGTACAGGGTTTTGAGTTTAGTTCAGATGGAACAAAGTTGTTTGCTGTAGATAATGATGATGAAATTTTTACTTGGAACCTTTCTACTGCATACGATCTAAGCACTCTATCTTATGTTACGTCACTCAGCACTTCTCCAGAGCAAGCACCTAGAGGAATACATATATCAGATGACGGCACTAATCTTTATGTAATTGGTATTTTACATGGGGGAAATTTTACCTATCGTATGTATCATTGGACACTTAGCACACCTTACAATTTAGGTACTGCTAATTATCAAGGTAATACCTATCAACATGGAGTTACTCAACCAGGAGGTATGCACGTTAGTTCTGATGGCACCAAATGGTTTATAGGTAGCACTGGCAATAGGGCTATATATGGTTTTGTTATGGGAACTGCATTTAGTATGTCCACAGCTAATTATTTAGGGGGTAATGATTTAAGTCTTGCTAGCTTTTCTCTTGGGTCTACTCAAGGGCCAAAAGACTTTAGCTTTAACTCTACAGGAACAAAATTATGGGTACTACACGCAGATGGTGTTGTGTCTTTGTTTAACCTATCGACAGCATGGGATTTAACATCTGCTACCTTTGATGGTGCAACAAATAGAGATATGGGTAGCGAAATTTACTTAGATGTAAATGATGATTTTTTATACGGCACTACTACTGCGGGTATTATAAACGAGTATTCACAAGGCTCTGTTGTAGCTCCTACATCCCAATACCACATAGGTGTCACCAACTCAAACGGTCAGATTGACAGTCAATTCTGGACTGACATCAACAGTATGACAGCAGATCAAGCTGCGGGTGATGGCACAGTACACTATGCAGTCTCTACAGATGACCGCACTACATGGTCAGTCGCAAAGGCAAGCGATGGGGTACGTCCTATTGTGCGGGATAACAGTGGTACATGGCAGTATAATTCAGACGCCACATACGGCTCAACCACATGGACTAACGCCACAACTAACGATGAGTTCTACGCACTACAGGAAGCACTAGGTGCTACATCTGTGAACCGCATGGACAAGACGCAGCTAGACGCAGTAGCAGATGGCTCACACTTCACGTTAGGCGATACGTTGGACTTGGCTATAGCTCTGAGACAGGACACTGCGTCAGCCTCAACGCCTAAGTCAGACGGTGTAAGCATTAACTATGATGCGGCTGCACTCAACCAAGGTGCTGTACTAGGAACGGACTACGACTATGACTTCCCTGATAGCACTACGGTTCGGGTTACATCTAATGCAGCACAGAACTTGAAGGTAAGGGTTGTTTAATCAAACTAAAATTTTAACTATAAACTACATAAAGGGCCTTTATGTCAAAAAGAAAATCTCGTTATGCAAGTAAAAGCAATATACACCGTATAGGCTTTCATGTAATACCTAAAAACGATAAGCAAGATAAGCTAATCCGATCTATTAAAGTTTACCCTATTACTGTTACAATTGGTTGTGCAGGGACGGGTAAAACTTATTGTAGTGCTGGAACAGCCGCTTCTTTGTTTATGCAGGGCAAATACAAGAAGATTGTCTTGACTAGGGCAAATGTACCCACAGGCAAGAGCCTAGGCCACTTCCCGGGGACTATTCAAGAGAAGATGACCCCTTGGTTACTACCTATGTTGGAAGTCTTTGAACAGGCCTTTGGCAAAGAAAAGTACAAGTATATGATAAACAAGGGCGAGATTGAGATTCAACCTATTGAAACTATTAGAGGGCGTTCTTACAAGGACGCTCTCGTCTTAGTTGACGAGTCTCAAAACCTTTCACTAGATGAATTAAAAGCAATTAGCACACGGCTAGGTGAAAATTCTAAGTTAGTCTTAATGGGAGATCCTGCACAATCAGACGTTAAAGATGGCAGAGACTTGTTAAAGTTTTGCAGTTTAATTAAGAAATGTGGAATTCAGCTTCCTGTAGTTGAGTTTTCAGTAGATGATATTGTAAGAAGCGATATCGTTGCGGACCTAGTTCGAATGTTTATAAAAGAAAAGTTATAATATTTTCTAGGGGGTGGATACCTGACGTTAAAGAAGGGCCACCCCCTAGTATTATTGAGGGTATAGTTATGTATTATGAAGTAGAAGAAATGAAACTAGCCTTACTTAAGGCTACAGAAATTATTAATCAGAGAACAGTTGAAAAAGGTTTTATAAGAGGCTATAGCGACTGTTTTTGTTTTCTTATTGAATATGACAAGGCATTAAGAAATAACAAATCAAAAGCGGATGAAATTTTTAAAAAATTAAAATATAATAATGCAAGAGAGTTTTTAATACAGCTAAGAAAGAATAGACTAGATTTAAAAACTTTTGCAAGATACTCTGGTTATGAGATCAGAAACAACTTAAGACCTAGATATGGTGATATCGCTTATACAGATGGTTCTGCGGTAATAGCAGGAAATGGTCACTGGGTCACAACTGATGAAAACAATTCAGGCGTAAAACAGGGCGCTCGATTACAGTTTAAAGAAAATCGAATGCACCTTATCGCAAGACCATTGAGGAAAGAATCATGAAATATTACTACGAGGGCTATGAAATTCTTGCCCCACTAACTATCTCTTCAAACGAACCTATGTTTGACTCTGATACAGTCTCTCTCAGAAAACAAAGATCTTCTCAAAACGCTCAGCGTTGGGAGTTATCTTTTGATATTCTAACAACGTCTCCTGCAGACGCCTTAATAAGCATAACCGGATTTGATACTGTCAAAACTATGACCATGCCTCAGTTAACTGATGTGGGTAGCCGCCTTGGTTCAGTTAACTACCCAAAAGGTGCCTTTGTTACAGGTAGCAATAATAAAGTCTATATGATAAAAGCTGATGCCGCCTCTGTGGTAGATTCTAATCTTTATCCAACACCCCCTAGCGGTTTGACATACTCAACAGTATCTAACGCAACAATACGTTATTATAGAGAAGTTACTAACTTAAGAGGCATTACTTTTAATGATGGTATTTTGGCTAGTCCTGGTACTATTGATATTATTGAGGCTTTGTGATGAGAACATTTAGTAGCACAGTTGAGAACATTCTACTATCAGGAAATATTGACTTTTTCTTTTTAATTAAGCTAAGCTTTAACTCTAATTATTATATTACAAGTTACAGCAATGATATTGTCTATAATGGAGACACTTATAGCGCAAACGGAGGTCTCTTTGAAGTGGATTCTCCTAAGTTTTCCTCGGTGATAGATAGAGAAGCCTATAAGGTACTTGTATTAGACAACCTCAATGCAATGAAAACAGAGATAGAAGCGAACGTAGTTGGCAAACCTATAGAAGTTAAACTTGGCTTTGTGGATTCCAATGGAAACCCAATCACTACTCCCTCTGATGTACTCTCTATCTACAAAGGTTACGTAGACAATCCTGTTATTTCAAATGACTGGGAACAGAAGGTAATTACCTTTGAGGGGACTTCTGCGCTTGCAGACCTGGATATGATAAATAGTTATATAACCTCCCGAGATGGTATGGATCAAAAGTCCTTAACAGATACTTCATTTGATCAAATTTATGAGAATAGTGCTATTGAAGTCAAATGGGGTAAGATAGATCAATCAAATAGGGTGGAAAATTAATGAACAAAATTATTTTACAACTTATTCTAACAGTAGCCTCTGTTGCCTACCAGCAGTCTCAAATGCGAAAGATGCAGAGAGAGCAAGATAAACGCAGAGGGCAGCGAGTCACTGTTAGAGGTGAGGCTGAGTCTATCCCTGTTGTCTACGGAAAACAGATGGTTGGTGGTATCGAAGTAAAACACAAAGTGTCTCCTGATTACACTTATGTTTCAGAAAATCTAGGGGCTGTTGTTTTTGATGAAGATCTGGGTACTACAAATGTAACCGGAACTAAACATGAATTTTTGTTTGTTCAAACAGCAATTTGCCAGGATGGCATTGAAGGTGTTCAGTTTGTAAATATTGATGGAAAACCTTACAATCTTAAAGATGAGAAGTTTAAACATCGTATTGTTATAAATAACTCTGGTGGCGTTGCAGAAAATCTTGCAACCGCTAACGGAATACCCGCTACTAATACTTTTACAGGTTGTTCCTTCTCTACAGCTATTTATCGGCTTAATAGAGAAGAACCTCAGTATAACGGCATCCCCGTTACAGAATTCTTTGTTAAAGGCCGTAAGCTAAGAACAATACTAAATAACGCAGGAACCTATTCACTGAGTGGAACCTATACCTATTCCAATAACCCTGCGCTATGTCTTCTAGATTACATGCTTAATACAGACTTTGGTAAGGGTCTTAGCATATCCGATTTGGACTTAGAATCTTTCTATAATGCAGCTAATGTTTGTGATACTACAGTACTAACAGGAGTGTCAGCCTTTGGTCATATTAACGGGTTTAAACCTGTATTAGATTTTGACACCTTTTCTGATTTCCCTGAACTAGGCGAAGAAGCATATCTTTACCAGTCAACAGACAATGGTGATCTTTATAGTTGGAGTAATTCAACTGGAAACTATTCCTCATATTCTACTTCAGCAAACGTAAGAAACGTACCGCTATATGAGTGTAATATCACTATCGATACTAGTGCTAAAATTAGAGACAACATTGAAGCTATCCTTAGCACAATGGGTCTTGCAGAGCTTACTTGGACATCTGAGGGTAAATACAAACTTCTTTTAGAATACCCTACGAATGAAACCGAATTAGAAGCGCTCATAGATCCTACACATGAGTTTGATGATAATAGCATTATGCGGGACTCTATTGAGCTTAATTGGACTTCTTTAAGTGACCGCTTTAATCATGTAACAGTCAGATTCTTAAATGAGCATGAAGACTTTAAAGATGACTCTAGATCATGGCCCCCTAAAACAAGTTCAGTTTATTCAACTTATTTTAACGAAGACAATAGCCAACAACTAAGTACTGAAATTAATTTTGATGGTTGTAGTGACCCTTATCATGCCCTTGCAAAAGCAGAGCAAATGGTAAGGCAATCGAGAGAAATGTACACTATTTCTCTAAAGGTAAATAAACAAGGTCTAACCTTAGAGCCGGGAGACTTCTTTAGTGTTACACTCACAGATCAAGGTTTATCAAATGAAATCTTTAGAGTTGAATCTATAGAAGTAAATGAAGATTTAACTGTTAGTGTTACTGGTTACAAATTTAGTTCTGAATTTTTGGCTTGGAATGTTGACGATAATGAGGCATACTCAACCCGTCCCGGAATTGACACTAAAATCCCCGGCCCAGCGCAAATTACAGCTACCGATACTGGATTTGTAAATGATGATGGTATATTTGTTTCAGCGGTTGAACTTAACTGGACTGCTTCTAATGATGCTTCTGTAAGAAATTATGAGTTACAATATAAGGTTTCTACTGATACAACCTATAGCTCTTACCGTACAAGCCAACTAAGTCATGTTGTAAATGGTCTACGAACAGGTACTCAATATACCTTTAGAGTTCGTGCAATAAGCAATACAGGCCGCTTTAGTGAATTTGCTACTGTTACTCATACGGTTGGTGGTGACACTACAAATCCCGGAATTCCTTCAGGTCTTTCTGCTTCAGGCCACTTTAAGTATATTGCTTTAGAGTGGACTAACCCTGCAGATGCTGACTTAGCCTTTATTGAAGTATACGAGAATATTTCTAATAGTACTTCAGGAGGTACACTTGTAGGAACTACCAGAGGTAACACCTTTAATAGGTCTAATCTAGGGCTTAACCAGCTAAGATACTATTACGTACAAGCTGTAGATAATACAGGAAACGTTTCTGGGTTTAGCTCTGTAGTAAGTGCTGTAACTACCTTTCTTGACGATCCTGACTTTGCTAATGGCATTTACAGCCTATTCACTTCTCAAGGGCTTTATGCAATTGAAGATGTAACAGGGCTACCTGCATCTGGAACTTTTACAGGCGAAAAAGTATTTAATAGAAACGATGGTAAGCTGTACCAATGGACAGGTTCTGCTTGGGAACAAATAGTAGGTGGTGCGGAAGATTTTGCAGACCTTACAGGAACTATTGCAGGGTCTCAAATTCCTACAGGGGCAATTACTGAGGCCAAACTTGGATCTAACTCAGTAACTGCAGGTAAGATTTCAGCCAACGCTGTTGGTGCAAACGAACTTGCAGCAAACTCTGTCAGTGCAACTAATATTGTTGGTAATACAATTACAGGTAATAAAATACAGGCCAACACTATTACAGGTGGTTTATTAAGTACCTCCGGAATTATTACTAACTCGGCACAGATCAACAACGGGGTAGTTGCTAACGCACAAATTGGTAACGCAGCTATTAGTACCGCCAAAATAGGTAACAACATGGTGACCTTTCCAAGTTCAGCAGTTGGTAGTTCAGCAGTTGATCTTACAATACCCAGTAGTCAAACTACACTAGCAACTCTAAACGTTAATGCTTCTGGCGCACCTGCACAAATAATAGGCGGGGTTGGTGTAACTCACAACAGGAATGGTACTACAACTTCTAGCGGTGATTGGGCTAAATATAATCTAGGATTATACGTAAACGGTAGCTTAGTCAGAGGTGTAACTGGTGCTGTTGTAGGGGATATAAACTTAGTCTATTATCAATTACCATATATACCTAGTTATTTAGTTGGCTTTCAGTCAATAACTCTTCGTATGGAGCCTACTACATCACTTGGTGCAAACCGTATTCGATACTTTACCCCTGTAATAACTTATTTGGAGTTAAAGCGATAATGCCAGATTATACAATATTTAAAAATAATAAATTTAAGAGTGTTATTTCTGTACCTGATTTTGATACTTTAGAGTTAAATCTTGAAGAAGGCGATCAATATATTGAAGGTTATTATAGTGATGAAGTTTACTACATAAAAAATAATGAATTTCACCCTTACCCAGAAAAACCCAATTATCCTCATATATTTAATCTAGAAACCGAAGAGTGGGATTGGAATGAGCAAGCCTCTTGGGATGATCTAAGGTATAACAGAGATCAAAAATTAATATTAGAATTAGATCCTGTTGTAAGTAATCCTTTACGGTGGAATTCTTTAACTTCAGAAAAGCAAACAGAATATACTAATTACAGACAAGCATTATTGGATTTGCCTCAAAATACAACAGATCCAAGAAACCCAGTGTGGCCCGAGCCACCACAGTAAGGAGAATATTATGAGTTATAAACTAAGCCAGCGCTCTCTAGGTAAACTAGAGGGCGTTGACGCTAATCTTGTAGCCGTTGTAAAACGTGCTATTGAACTAACTAAAGTAGACTTTGGTGTAGTCTATGGTATGCGTACCGTAGAAGAACAAGAAAAACTTGTTGCGGCAGGGAAGTCTCAAACAATGAAATCAAAACACCTAGAAGGTCGTGCAGTAGATCTTATGGCCTATGTAGATGGTAAAGGATGTTGGGAACTCAACGTCTATGACGATCTTTGTGATGCCATGAAGGAAGCCGCCAAGGAACTAGGGGTAGCAATCAAGTGGGGTGCTGCTTGGTCAGAGGGTGATATCAGAAGCTATCCAGGAACAGCAGAAGATGCTATGATGGCCTATGTTGACCTCAGACGCTCACAAGGGCGTAGACCATTTATAGATGGACCTCATTTTGAGCTTATCTAAGGTAAACAAAATGGCACAAACTATAGTTGATGATTGGAAAGTTATCCCCAGACTAATGATGCTGGCAGTAACAGTTTTAACATATCAGGCAGTCCATTGGTTTATGTCTTTACCTGATCCTAGTGTAGCTCAGAGTGGGCTTGTTAGCGTCTGTATGGGCGCTCTTACAGGTTGCTTTGGTATCTGGATGGGTAAAGAATCTAAAACCAGTGTAACTAATACCAGTTCAACATCTAAAGTAGAGTATGAGGTAGGTAAATGATACAAGCATTAATTGGTCCAATTGCCGAACTAGCAGGAGGCTGGCTTAAAGGTAAGGCAAGCGCACAAGCCGCAGCTGTAAACCTTAAGCTAGTTGAGGCCGAAGCTAAAGCCACCATAATGAAGTCAGCAGCTACATCTGAAGCTGACTGGGAAAGAATTATGGCGGAAGGCTCTAAGGAAAGCTGGAAAGACGAATGGTTGACAATACTTTTCTCTGTCCCGCTTATCCTAGCCTTCTTTGGTGATTGGGGTAGAATTATTGTAGAACAAGGCTTTGCAGCTCTTGAAGTAATGCCAACGTGGTATCAATACACTCTTGGTGTAATTGTTAGTGCTAGCTTTGGTGTTCGTTCTGCAACCAAGTTCTTTGGTAGAAAGTAGCATAGAATAAATACCTGACGTTTAAGAATAAGAGACAGACAAACTCTCAAGTTTTCTGACAGTCTCTTACGGGAGGGGGTGGAGATTCCCTCCCAAATTAATACCTGACGTTTAAGAATAACCCCCAGGGTTAATAATATACTTAAAGTATATACTTAGATATATACCTCAAATATACTATTAAAGGAGTCGTAATGGCTAAAGGTAAAGATTCACGATTAACTCGTGCTGGTGTATCTGGTTATAATAAGCCTAAGCGTACTCCAGGTCATCCTACTAAGTCTCACATTGTTGTAGCTAAGTCCGGTGATACAATTAAAACAATTAGGTTTGGTTCTCAAGGCGCTAAAGGTTCTCCTAAAAAGCCTAATGAATCCGAGTCTTACAAAGCCCGTAGATTGGCTTGGAAAGCTCGCCATCAAAAAAATATTGACAAAGGCAAAATGAGCGCTGCTTATTGGGCAAATAAAGTCAAATGGTAAAGGAATTCTAAATGGCACTACTAACCAAGCCAACTAAGGCAATTAAAAAATCAGTAGCTGATCCTAGTGATAGTTATCACTCACTTAAACCTCTTTGGAAAAAATCTAGAGCAGTTTTACAAGGTGAAGAAAATGTTAAGGCTCACGATGAGTATCTTGAGAAAGACTATACTAATTTACTTATTCCTTTTTCGCCTAGCATGAATCAAGCCCAATATGACTTTTATAAATCAGAGGCAGAGCTTCCAGGTCTTACCTCACAATACTGTAAAGTTCTTATTAGTGCTTTATTGAGAAAAGATTCTCATTTAAAAATACCCGAAGAGCTTCCAGATGATGCTTATAACTGGTTAAAGAATAATTTTACGCTAGATGGTTCTTCTCTTTTTAACTTCCTAGATAATGCCCTTTGGGAAGAACTACAAACTTCTCGTGCTTGGGTTTATGTTGACTACCCTAACGTAAGTGAACTTGACTATGATATGATGACCCCTGAAGAAAGAGATATGGTGAAACCTTATCCTGTTATCATTGAAGCAGAGAATGTCATTAATGTTCAGACAAATACTCATCCAATAACTCGTCAAAAGATACTTAGCCGCATGGTTACTCGTTATCTTAGCAAGCGATACACACCAGAAAACCCTTGGCATGCAGATTATGTTGATACTGTTTGTGATCATTACTTAGATGAGTCAGGTAAACTAGTACTCGATTACTATGAACATGCCGATAATAATAATGAGCTTAAAGTTCTTAATGGTGATGTTCGTCAAGAGTATGAGGACTATCAAACAGGATCTAAGTTTAATAAGGTTAATACTGTTTATCCAACAATGTTTGGTGAGCGCATATCTCGTATTCCTGCTTGGCCTCTAAATGGACAAATTGATCCAGTAGAACCTGTTCTTATGCCTTTGATTGACCGTGAGGTTTCTTTGTATAACAAAGTATCTCGCCGCAATCACTTGCTTTATGGTGCTGCAACTTATACCCCTGTTGTCCAGTCTGATATGACAGATGAAGAGTTTGAAGATATTGTTAATGCAGGTTTAGGTTCTTGGTTACGGGTACGCAAGGACGAGTCTATTTCTGTTCTTGAAACACCTACTAGTGCGCTAGGAGACATGGATAGAGCAATTGCCTCAACAGTCGAAGAAATGGCTAAAATGGGTATTCGTATGCTCTCTCCAGAGCAAGCTGCTTCTGGTGTAGCTTTAGAAATCCGCAACGCCTCTCAAACAGCACAACTAGGAACACTTAACGCTAAAGTATCCGGTACTATGCGGGAGGTGATCTCCTTTATGCTAAATTGGAAGTACAACACAGACTACAATGCTAACGATGTCGAATTTGAAATGTCAAGCGATTTCTCACCTATGGTTGGTGGTGAAGGTGCTATGCGTTTAGTTTCCGAATGGTATCAGCTGGGCATTATTGGACGCTCTACTTTTCTTAATATTGCAAAGTATAATGATTTTCTTCCAGCAAATTATGATGATGAGGCGGCAATTGAAGAAATACAAACAGATCCATTGGCAGCACAAGCAAATACTAACACTGAAATGGATATAGAAGAATAACATTTTACTACTCAAAGGGGTACTAAATGGATATCAATACTAAAATATATGATAGGATCATAGACCATTTAACTGATGTTCGTCTTTATGAAGAAGGCGTCCAATTACAAAATAAGCGGATTATGCAAAGGCATAGAAAACGTTTAATGGGTGTTTTAAAAGATAATATAAAAGGTGATGTCACCCCAGAAGTAAAGCGCTTTGGGAAAGAACTCTTAAGTCACCAGAAAACAAGCATGTTAGAATTTTCTACTTCCCAGCTTGACTTTCATTCAGATAATCTTAATAAAGAACTAAAATCCTTTTACAAGGTAAGTAGGCCAAAAACTAAAGAGTTATTAGCTGAAATTACTGGACCTAATATTAAAGGGAAAAAAGATATAGTTGGTAATATTAAGAATATATCTGCAGGTGAATTAGTTCGTATACAAACAAAAGTTAAATCCGGATTGGCTTCAGGAGCTAGTCAAAATGACATTATTAGAGATGTTATGAAGACAACAAAGTTAACAGAAGCTCAGGCTAGGTCTTTAACCAGAACCTCTATTACAAGTACTCAAACTGCTGCGCTAAATAGGGTGGCAGATTCTAACTCACATGTAATAAAAGGTTTTGTTTTTACTGCTATCTTGGATAGTCGTACTAGTCCTATTTGCTCCTATCATAATGGTAAGATTTATGATGTTAACGATAGTCGTTTTAAACCACCATTGCATTGGAATTGTCGTAGTAGTCTAGTGCCTATAATTAGATCAAAAGATGAACTAATAGAGCAAAGCACTAGTCGCCTTAATAAAACAAATTTAAAAAAGAAGAATCCAGAGTCTTTAACAGGAGTTATACCTAAGACAGAAAGCTTTGGTGCATGGTTAAAAAGACAACCTTTTGATATCCAGACTAAATTACTTGGTACTATGGAGAAGGCAAATTTATTTAGAGAGGGTAAGCTGAAATATGAACAGTTTATAACCCCAATAGGTAAAGCGCTTTCTATACAAGCTTTAAGAAACAGGGCTGCAAATGCTACATCTGTTTTTGCCCCTAAGCAAAAGATTAGAGAAATTGATGTTAACATATCTTCGTCTCGTCCTAGCTCTTTAATAAAAAGTGTTGATAATAAGAATTCTGTTCGTCAAATGTTTATTCTTGACTCAGATGATTTTTCTAAAACAATGTCTTTAACGGATTATAAAGGTACAACCTTAGTTGGGAAAACTGCTTCTAGGCGCAGAGTCGGTAACGAATTTGATGAAAGAAATTTTAGTGCTGATCCTCTAACCGGAGAAATAAAAAATAATAATATTTATGATCCAGACTTTAATCTATATCAAGAACGTATAGATTTCATGAGAGGATCAAAATTACTTTCAAACGATGAAAAAGACTTTATTGAGTCTATAGCTGCTGGCCTAGATGATAAAATTTCTGTAAATCAACAAACAGTAGTTATAGAAAACCTAAGAGTAGTATTAGAGCGATACGCTAAAAACAAAGAACCTTGGAATGATCTTGCTGCTGTCTTAAGGGCAGAAAACAGGTTTGCCGTTCAAAACGTCTCTCGTTTATTAGATACAAGATCTCGTGAAAAATCTAAAATGTTTGTTAGTTATCTTTCAAAAGATATTCCTCAAGTTCAAATAATGGGAAAGTATTACCAGTTAGATAATCTAATTGATAATCAACTCAAGGATCAGAGGTATATTGATAATTGGCGAAGTAAAGAAGGCAAGGCTCTTGCGAAGAAAATATATTTTTCTGGGAGAGCGCCATCAAGGGTTTACTTCAGAAATTACTTTAAGAAATACCCTAATAGAGAAAAATTAATAAATAATTTTAAAGAACAAATCACATTCAAAAAGGCTTATGATAACTTTAAAAATAAATTTGACAGAGAGCCTTCTGATAATTGGATTACTAATATTGTTTCCAAGGGTCGTGAAGACATTAGGCGTATTCTTGATTTAGAATTTTTAAATCTTAAACAAAAGCCTACATCTAAAATAATGGATGATACTGCACTTAATGTCTTAACAAAGGCAGTTAAGCTAGTAGCCTCTGGTCAGTCTACTGACTATGATAGCTTAGCGATTAATATCGGAAAAATGTTATCTAAAGATTTTGAAAATATCATACCTTTTACTAAGCATACTTTAAAAGAATACCACACAGAGGGTTCAAAAATACTAGATTTGCTTGTTAAACAAAACTTAATTAAAGTTCAGTTTAGAGGTAAAACCCGCAGAGGTATACTTGATCTTGATACAGGCAGATCTTCCGGGGGGTGGGGTGATACCATTTCTAGAGAAGTTTCTGTTATAGACAAGGGATTGCTTAGACTACAAGAAGCAGAACGAAGAGTAACAATTGCTCGTAGACTAGGTACCACCTCTGCTAGAGACCGCCTTTATGTAAAAGCTGGTAAGAAAACTTTTGTAGATGCAAGAGGTAATGAAACTGGAATACCTTTAATTTCTCGTGACAAATTTGCTGATTATGACGCAAAACAGATTGACAGAGAAATGGCCCAAATGTTAAATCATGTTATGGATGTTGAGTATGGAGTTGATAACGAGTTCTTTGGGTTCATGGATGATATTGTTAGATTTAGAGATCCAAGGGGAAACTCTAAGTACTATGACAGTATTAATGAGTTTCGTCATGAAATTTTGAACCGTGGAGAGCAAGGCTACGGTCTAATGGCTACGGCTAAATACCATGCACAACGTGGTAAGAACTTCAAAACACAGGCATTTATAGACTCTCGTGGTCGTGTTTATCATAGAGGTTACTTAACACCTACAGGTGGTGAGCTGGTTAGACCTTTTCTTAATTCAGGAAAAGCAATTAATATGTCTGACGGTGCTTTGGATGAGTTAAAAATCCAAATAGGTTCGATGATTGGTCCCGGCACAGAGGCGCTTACACAAAACGGTCGAAGGGCTATTTTTAATCGTAATAGAGAAAAGCTTGTAGAGCTGGGTGATATTATGATGTCTAGCACACAGCGTGATAGACGTATGCGAGAGTTCCTTGAACATCCTTTAATCAGGGGCTTAGAAGGTCCAGAAGTTCCAAAACTTGCTCGGATGGCTCTAGAATACACTAGAATAGAAAGGCATCTTAATAGTGGAAAACCATTAACAAGTTTTAAAACAAAGTTAATGATTGAAAACGATGCATCATCCAGTGGTGCGCAGATCATTGGGCTTTCTACTGGAGACAGAGCCGTATCACAAGCGTCTAATGTTCTTGCTACAACTCAGAAAAACAGGCTTTATGACCTTGTTGCAATGGATACAGTAAATGATCCCGAATTTATCAAAATCCCTGCATTAAGAGATGCTGGTCTCACTTGGGAAGATCTTGCCAAGGCAGCTAAGTCTCAAAACATGGTATCATTTTATGGTGCTGGTGATGCTACTAAAACAGCTAATGTTGCTAGTAAGTTATCTAAGGTGTTAGATGACAAAGGATTTATTACCGTTACTAAAAACAATTTAGGTGAAAATCTCAGAATTGTTGATGGTAAGATTAAAGTTGCTGAGAGATTAGGTGCTACAACCACTGTAGATGAGTTATCTTCTTTTAGACGAGAGCTTGTAGAACTTATAAATAATAACGAACCTGTTGGTAGAACACTACTTAAACAGGCTCAAGACATACACCCTGATGTTGGTGTATTTGTAGAAAAATTGACTAATGCAAGACGAGGGATTATTGGTCCCAAGGAGTTTTCAGAAGTCTCTAGAATTATGTCTAAGAACCTTGCAGAACGAGCGCCAGTAACCGATAATTTTATTAATTACTGGAAAGACGTTGCAAGGGTTTACGTCAATGAAACTAAAAAGGTAGACATACCTTGGGTAACATTTGATGGTAAAATTATGACTCAAAGATACCGCCCTAAAATACAGGAACGAATTGAATTTCGTGATCCTGTTACTAACAGGCGGATCGCTAATATCTATGAATCAAGTGCAGAAGATGGAAAGCTTTTAGGTAAAGGCTCTTTGAATGATGCAAGAATTGGTCTAGGTGTTAACGGAAACCATAGCAATGACGCTGTTATTGTAAGAAGGTTCCACCTTTGGGGCCGGAAAAACAACGTTGAAACTGCTACAATTCACGATGCTTTCTTCACTAATATTGGTGAAGCAAGACGTGCAAAAGACGCTTTAAGAACCATCTATGCAGATGCTCTTGAGGGTGATACGATTAGAAATACCT